AGGGGTTGACCCACCGACCAAAGCACGTAGCTGTCGGTATCGACTTGGGATACCAGCGCCGTTACATTCCAGCCATCCCGATGGTGGTGCGGTCCCTGCATACATCATCACGGCTCCGATTGGAGTTGCGTTTAACTTTGCAAAATTTGTAAGGCTGGCAGGTGTGACAGCACGGTCGTCACGCGCTAGTGCATCTGTTTCGGCTGTAGTGGCTAGTTCAACAATGCCTGCTTGTGCCTGAGACGCAATCGGTAGCTCAGGGATGTCAATCTCGATGTCTGAGTTGCCGATGTTCTCGAAGCCGATGACTTTACCGCTTTCGACTTCTTCGATGCCACGGTTGCTAACTAAGAAGCCTTCTTCGTTAAAGCCACTAGCAAAGACTTTGCCGCCTCCTTCATTTGTAAAGTAATAGGTGAACTTGTTTGTTCTACTTAGGTCACCTTGGTACTGAGGCAGTGCCTTGGTGTAGTTCAGGTAGCCTGCCCACTCATATGCTTGGCCAAACATTCTGATGATGCTTGGGCGACAGAACTCAACCGCACCAGAAATTGAGCTGTTGCGTGCGTTCTCAGCTTGGGGGATTAGTAAGGCTTGGGCTTGACCACTGGAACGTCCCAGGTTGCGGAGGTAGTTAAAGGCGCCTTGGTAGTCAGTGGCTGATTCGTATTGCGCCTCAACGATGGTGCTGTTCAGTGCAAAACCCATGTCATCGCTGGATTCTGATTGGTCAGTGTCACCATCAAAAACAAGCAGTGGTTGGGCATTCTTGAAGAAGTCTGGGGCTGAGTAGTCCTCAGACATGTGGACATAAGATTCAGACCACTGGTCTTCGTCGAACGCGCCGTAAGCAATGTGACCGCTGGTTAGGTGCTTATTGCCTTGGCGGATTGTGTCACCAGGGCGGTAGTAAGTGGTTGTTGAGAAGGTCGTTTCATCTGCAGGGCGTTGGGCAACTTTTAATTCAACGTTGACGCCGTTTTGTGCTTCGTCCGTTGTTTCTGATGCGTTGACCGTAAGGATGCGTTCGTCCCAAGTGCCTGATTCTGGTTGGATTACATACTCTTTGACTGGTGTGCGCTGGGTGCCGAAAGGTTGGCCTTCCAGAATGATGCTGTAACGACGTTCATCAACTGAACGGACATCCAACATGCGACGGACATAAACTCGCTTGCTGGCAATGTTTTGATACTCGTTGTTGTCAACACCTGTATCACTGGGGTTTACATTTCCGTCAGCGTCGTCAGTCTCGACTTGGGTTTGGACGTTGATTCGCTCGGGGTTGGCAGCGCTCCAAGGGGTGGAGGTTAAGCGAGCGCGATAATCCGCTCCGCCGGGGTTGTCTACCCAAACGTAATCGTTACCTTTCAGGCTGTAACCGTCACGCTCCAAGGATTCGGGGCTGAAATCAGCGTCAAGCGTTAGGACAGTAGCGGTGTTGCTTTGTGTTTCGACCAGTCGCCCGATGGTTACTTGGCGAACGTTGCCGTCCTTGCTGAATGGGTCAACTGCACGACGGACAAAAGCGGTGTTCCAGTCCTTATCTTTTGGTGCAGGTTCTTTCTTGAAACCTTCGGATAGTCCGGCACATCCTCCCCAGTTGGAGTTGCTGTTGGTGATGGTTAGTTCGCCACCAGATTCGGTCCAGTGGTGAATTCCATGCCCGATTGCAAAGACACTGACCTCTTGGATGACGGAGTCATTGACAGCGCGGATGTGAAATGACCTGCGCTCTGGTTTCATTCGGATGTCATCTGGGTCCGTGCCAATCAAATTGCCGTAGGTAGCAACTTGGGTCCAGACTCCTCCGACGTATTGTTCCCAGCAGCTCAGGTCTGTTTGTAGAGAGACTCCTGTGAACTGTGCGATAACAACACTCTTGAACCCTTCGACCTTGGAGCCGTCACAGAAGACACCGCATAAACCCAGCACCGAGCGGGAAGAGATGTTGTAGATGTAAGGCGATGCACCGCTAACGGTATCGGTTGCAATCGTTGGATTCTCAGGTTGCGGACCAACAATTTGATATTCTGATTCGCGGGCAATAGCGTTAGCAGCACTTACATCGACAGATACTTCATCAATCTTTCGGTAGAAATCGGCAAGTTGTCCTGAAGATGCAAACTCAAAGCAGCTCAATAGGTGGTGGCTGCTAGTTGAATTCAGCTTGTCCTTAAAAGTAAAACCGTAGTAATACCCTTGGCCAGTCATCCGAAAGATGCAGCTTCGGTTTTTGTAGTCCGCTAGTTCGTCCGCTTCACTTGGAACGTAGTCTGGGCGGATGATTGCTTTCCTTAAGTCAAGGCTGACTAAGCTGCAACCGCGAGGGAGGATGATGCCGCCCTCCACTGGGTTGAATGCCACCAACTCTGCATCTGTTGGAATCGTTCCATCGGCCCAAGTTGTCAGTGTGTTGTTAGACCCGACGCCGTTTAGTGCGATTTGCTCTCCGGGTGCAACGACAATTGAGACCAATGCCTTGTCGCGTTGAGCGTCAGTGCTGAAATAATTGCGAGAGGTGATGATACCTGCTTCAATTACGGCACGGTTGATTGTGCGGAACGGACGGCTTTGGGTGAAGCCAGCTTCTAATTTCTGTAGTGAGATGCGACGCTCCAGGTCGCCAGTTGATTTGTAGTCACCGCTGACGTAGACGTCGCTACCTATGTATCCGTCCACATAAAGGACATACGGAGCCGATAGTGGGTCGTCTGGGATGTCTGCGTTGCCTGCCAGTTGGCGCAACTCGTCCGCTACAACGTCAACTTGCTTGCGGAATTCTGCCTGTGTAGTGTCGATATGACCGAGACTTGCCTTTTCACCAGCGCGGTTAAGCTCAGACACTTTTAGCTACTTCAGTATTTTCAGCATTCTAAGTCAACGGTCAGGACGCTTCTTTGAGCCTAATTGGGCCGGTGGTGACAAACTGCGCTGTGCCTGCAATCATTTCGGTTGGACGCACGTTGATGGCTGTAGCAGTAATCAAGATGCTTGCTTCGTAGTACAGCTCGCCCTTTAGCAGTCCACTGTCGCAGTCATACCCGCAACCCTCACGGTCGATTAGGTAAAAGCGAGCGTCGGCATTGCAGCCGTTCTCAGTCATAAACAGTAACTTCATCAAAGTATTACTGTCAGCTTGCAGGTCGGTCATGCACTGACGCTCCACGAAGAACTCAGTAGAACCGCCGCCGTTCACCAAGCTCTTGACTGCTTCGCCAAATTTTTCACTGACGCTGGTTGTGTCAACAGATGGTGCGTCGAGCTGTAACGTCCACTCTCGGATGTCCATCATGCAGGTCCAGTAGGGAGCCGCACCATTGCCTTGCTGACCGCGTGGTAACAAGTCCGCGTTGTCGTAAGAGTAGGTTTCAGTGTTGGGGTTTGCTTCTGGCTTTTGGTACAGCGGAGGGTCTTTACAGATGCTGATGAGGGTCACTGTGTCTTGACCATCGCTGAACTGATACTCGCCGATTGCTTCGATGCAAGCCCAGATTGCGTTGATGTATTCAAGGCTTCCCCAAGGCGCAATGGTGATGTTTCCACCGACAGCATCAAGGTCTAAGCGTGTCTCTGGACAGCCTGCTAATGCGTCACATCGATTTGAATAGAAAGAAACACGCCCCAGGTCATCAATGTGGATCCAGTAGCCGCCCTCGTCATCACATCCTGGTATTATTTCGCCGTCAACTTCGTCGCCTTCGCGGGCGTAGAACTGAGCATCATCACCAAACTGCCCGTCAGGATAGGACTCAGCATCTGTTTTGTAGAACAGGTCGTTGAACGATGTGATGTGGTCTCGGTTAGGACCGAGGAACCATTTGCCACCAAAATATGTGGCGTAACCACTGGGGTTGGCGGGATACTTCCCTTCTGTTACTGGTAGGCAGTTGGCAGCAATGTGGTCACCGCTCCAGTAGCCATCACAAATGCTCTCGTACTCATTGTTGAGTGAGTCAAGACTGTCAGGACTGAGGATGCAGGGCTCTGGGGCGCAACGCTTGAGTTCGAGCCGCCCACCTACGCCAAGAACTGCCATTAGAACCTACCTTCGATTGCGCCGGAAACCTGAAAGGTGACGTTGACAGCTTGCGCAGCACCAACATCGACACTTGTTGTTACGTTTGTTAGAAGAGCATTACAACGAAACTTGTCATTTTTGCCTTTGTTGAATACAAACGTAACGTCTTCTGTAACGCCAGTATTGTCAAAGATTGTGTTCAACAAATCTCGTGCGCTTTGGTTGTTAGGGTCATAAAAAATGCTGCAGCTACCTGCTACATTTCGCAAACCAGTGATATATGTTCTGTCGTAATCGCCAAGACATGTGTCATCAATAGCGTCACGGTCAATCGTTAGGCTCCAGTTCCTGACCTTACCCACTCGTTGGGTTCCGTAGAGCATGTCGCCATCAGCGCCAGTAAGAACAGTCATGCGAGATCCAAAGTGGCGATGAATTGGGCTTGAACCTTGGAGAAGCCAGGTCGCTGGGAAGAGACCGTAGGACGTTCTGCCCACCTCCAGTTTAAGTCTCCAGAAATCTGGCCCTGAATCTCGCTAGCCATTCCAGCAAATACCTGAAGCGGCAGGTTGATTACATCATATTGACCGTAGGCTTGCTCCCAACAGTTGAGGACATCCTGCAGCTCGTCGTCTGTGACGTTGAACTCAAGATTGATGCTGGCATCGTATGGTTCGCTTCCGTACAGCCGTGTCGTTCCAGCTCCGTTCATGGCTGTGAATCGACGGGTGGCAAACTCACCTGGAGCGTAGTCCCTTCGTACTGGGCACAGGTTGGGAAATTGTGTTGCCATTAGTAGAGCTGCCCCTCAATAACCCAGTTTGATGCTGTATCCCAGCCGTCCACAATCAAGCTAACTCCGCTGCTATTGGTTGGGTAGATGGTTGCCGTCACCTCAAGGTTACCTTCTTCGTCGTATGAAAGTGTTTGGGTTTTGTAGGTTTGAGTGTTGGAGATGCTGTTTCTGAGGCAGAACACGGCGTTGCGATATGTGGTCGTGCCGCTGCTGACAACCATGTTGACTTCTCTAATCTGTCGCCCTGTTCCGTCCCACAGCAAAACGTCATAAGTACCGTCTGACAACGGTGGCCATGCTGTAACCACACCCTTATCAGAAATCGCACCGTTTTGAGGTTGCTCGTAAGTGACGGTCTCCATCCCTACTTTGAATACTGCACCAATATCTAGTGCTGCTTGCGTTGGGGTAGTGCTGAACTTCACGCTATGGGTGACCAATCTGCGTGTGCGACATGCGTACTTGGCGACATCAATTGCTTGCTCTTCGCTCGTGCAGTAATCGCTGATGTCGATGCTTTCAATTGGAGCGTCCTCTGCTGTAGCGGCTTCTCTCACAGTTAGTTGACGCACCACGGGGAATAGACCCTCTTGAGTGTTAGCTTTCTCTTCACGCCAGCGAACAGAAATCCTAGGGGCAATTCTGTCTTGTTCGTCTGAGTAAGCCATCTCAAAAGTATCTTCTAAGATATTTCCAGCGGTGAATAGACCTGTAACTGTTACGGGATTGTCGAAGTCACAAACGGGTTGTAGTGCAAGCTTTCCGTTACGCACAATTAAGTCGAGTAAGAAGTTGCGAGCTACTTGAGCGCCCCAGCTGCGGATGTTGATTTTGCTGTCGATGATGCCATCGAAGAAGTAGTGACGTGCTTCACAGAATGCAGCAGCAGTAGTAAAACTAGCGGCATCGATTTGTTCAGAGTTAAGGATGTTGCCTGCTCCGTACCTAGTGTTGGTCAGCAGGTCGTAAAAGACTTCGGGGAACTTGTTGGTGCTGGTAATGCCTTGGTTGTAGTAAACACTAAACTGTTGCAGACTTTTGATTTCTTGGCTGCTGCGGATGTTCATGCCCATCATCGCCAGATGGCTGTAGTTGGGTGCAACATCGTTAGGGGTTTGCGTGTTGACGTAGACAATGTCGTGTTCTGGATTTGTTGCGCTGCTTGTGATTTCGCTATACATAAAGAACTCGGCCATGCGAGCATAAGCATCTGCGTAGTAATTGCCATCATCACGAGGCATCAAATCACGGTCTGAACGTAAGATTTGAGTTGCAAATGTGTTTGTTGTTTTACTTATGTTGCTGATGCCTGTGTAACGAACTGTCGCTCCACCTCCTGAGAATGTGGCACGGTTGTTGCTTTTGTAATCAAGAACGTTTATCTGCTGGCTGTAGTTGCGTGCTTCGTAGCCGCACACTGGCATGAACTGGAGTTCGTAAGTTTGTACTGAAGGAAATTCAAACCGTAAGTAATTGTAGACGGCGTTTCTTGATAAACTTCTGACAGCAAACAAGCAAGGGATTTCAGTGAAGTTGTTTGCACCTGCGACCCTATAGCCTACGCGGAAGAAGCTGTAGCGCGTCTCAGGGGATGTGTAAGTTGGGTTTGTGTAGTAGCTATTTTCTTCTCTGTTTTCGTCATCAATGTCATCGTAGTCACGGTCGATGTTGGCGAATGCGCAGATTCCATTCATGTTCATGTTGACAGTGCTGCGTAACCCAATTTCAATAAACTGGCTTTCACGTTCCACGGAAATAAATCCTTCTGCAATTCGCATTAAGTGCGTGCTATTTGTTGCGTTAAAAGCAGATGCTCGTGGGGGTTGGTTGTTGTTATCAAGTCCTTGGTTGAGCTGCGTTTCGTTGTAGCGATGGAGTTGACCAGCACGTACCACCTCGAAGGTGGCGTAAACATTGTTGCCGCCTGTTACTGGGAAGTTGCTCACTTCTGAGTTAAAGGCTTCACTGCTGCGGTCAACGCAAATAGCAATGCACGTTCCAGCGAGATAGCGTTCGCCAATTTGTATTGCATCGTCATAGCCGTTTTGGCGGCTTGCTACGGCATTCGCTATATCTTTGGTGTCGTTCTGAACTTCCTTGTCGTTTCTTTCTGTTGTAAATTTGCCGCGATAGTCGCTGTTACTGAAGATTCTGTAGGTAAAGCGTTGACCTACGGCCATGTTCACAACGCCGCCGTTACCTCCAACCACACCGGCTCGCCCTAGGTAACGCCAGTCATCTTTTCTTCGGTCGACAACAGCTTGCAGGTTGTTTACATTACCGCCGCCGGTATCGTAGTTTTCCCTTGGTTTGACTTGAGGGTTCTTTCGATACGGCATGTTGTTACCGATGAAAGGACCGAGCCCAAATATATTTTGATTGGATGGTGTGCTGACGTAACAGAAATCCGCAGCCCAACCTGATGCTGTTCGAGCTTGGAAGACGTCTGCACCGCCGCTGTTCTCTGCGTTGCCTAGGTCTGCATCTGGATTGCGACCGGCGATGTGGTCGCTGCTTTTAATCCTGTTGTTTTCTTGACTGCCGTCAACGTAGTACAACGAGATTCGTGAAACGTCGTTCTCTTCTAAATCAAAGTTGCGGATTAAATTGTTGCCGATGGCATACTGGTCAGCTGCTGGCTCAGGTAGTGAACCTTCCCCTATCGCGAACAATGCACGGAGTAGTTGACCACCGCCAACAGAATACAATTGTGACCACAATAAGTTGGTGTTTGCTCTGACTCCGCCGTACCAGCGACCATCTATCTGGCGACGGTTTGCATAAATTAATGGGACGATACTGCCTAGCTCTACAACGTTTTGGACTGTGTCAAATCCTGACGTTGGTGCTGAACGTTGACCAGATACATAGTCTTGACCGCCGGTACGCTTCTGTTCTTTTGGTGGTTCTTGTTGCGCTGGCTTTGGAGCTAGTAAAGCTGCAGCTGCATAGAGGATTGTGCCAATGACTAACTGAACGATTGCTAGCGTAATCGGGTCGATTGCTACTAGCTCGCCAGGCTTTAGTTTTCCTTGCCTGTGGCACTCTGCAACAAAAAGACGATATTGAGACTCGTTCAGCCCTATTAGCTTCATGATCTCCCGATCTTGCGGGAGGAGCGCTATCGGTCGACGAGGCTCAAGCATTAGCTTAGATTTATCTGACCAGTAGAAGGCAGCGCGCCAACCATTCGCAAACTCAACACACGCCGTGGGACGTTCTGTTGAACTGCGTCTAGTGGGCTGCCTAGGCGTATGGATATTCTAGACGCATCATGCTCAAACCCTGTAACGGCGTATATCTCTTCGCCATGCGTTGAGCCCTCAGAAAAAGTTTCTGGGTCAAGCCATACTGTGCGGATTTCGACTAGCCAAAAATTATCGGCAGCTTGTTGTATTAGGTTCAAACTTATTGGGTTCACGTTCATCACTAATGATGCGCTGATGTTGGCAGCTTCGATGTCTAGCACTCCACCGCTAAAGCCAAAACCACCGAAGATGTAGGAGCGTCCGTTGTATGTACGTGTTTCTTCGGCAAAAAAGTTTTGGTATCGATTGCCGGTGTCACTGCCATCAGCGTCTATAAACCGTATGTATGTTCCGATTGCAATGCTCATTAGCTAATACCTAACTTTGCTCTTGTTGATGGACGGTTGCGCATATCAGCAAAGACCTGTGCTCTTGCTCTCTTGGCGCTTTGTTCGCTGATTTTCATTGCCTCGTCTCTGGTGACTACATCCATACCGCCAATACTGTACGTTTCAAACCGTACGTCTAAGGCTGACGAGTTCTGCATCACCTCAAGTTGCTCTTGTTCGCGTTCTGTTGCAGCTGTAGAAGCTTGAACAGAGCGGCTGCTTGTCATTGATTGGCGTGCAGCGTTAAACGCATTGTTGGGGACAACAGTCCCAGCAGTATCTGGTACGAATAGCTCAGGACCACGCTCACCCACAATCGACACTTGACCTGTCGAAGGTCTGCCGCCATCAGCAAAGCCGGTAAATGGCATGGAGCCCGCCAGCGCACCAAGGGGGTTCCCTCCACCGAAGGAGTTGATGCTGCTCCCACCAGGGTCAGTTCCTAGACCTGCAAAGGATTTAGCGATGCCGATGGCGATATACTGCGCGATCATTGTTGCGGCTGTCTGGACTAGCTGGTCCGCAACTGTGGTCAGGAAGTCGGCGAAGGCTTCTTCTGCGGTCTTCGTTCCAGCGATTACATCGCGCAAGCCGCCTACCAGTGCGTTGACTCCGGGGGTGACTGCTGCAAGGGCATCGTTGAATCGCTGCTGCTCTACAGCTGCTGCGTTGATAGCGGGCTGTAAACGTTTGTATCTGTTCAGCGCGTTATCTAAAGAAACTATCTCTTTGTAGAAAGGTGTCGCTCTTCCATCTTTTATTTCTGCTGCTGTTAGATCTTGGATGTTACGTTCTGCGGCTTTTATTTTTTCGTTGAATACATCTATATCGTCGTTGTATTTTTGGAACAAATCAGCTTCAAGTTTTGCGCTATCGCCAAAGAACCCAAGCCCTGCGCTGGCAAAACCTAATGTCCTTTCAGGACTGTTGGCTTGAATTGAGCGGAGAGCATTTTGTTCGGCTAGTAAGTCGTTTAGGTCTTGTTGTTGCTGGAACTGGTTTACTCCTATTATTCTTAAAGCGTCTGCTTGTCTTATTTGTTTTTCTTTTAGCGCTAGCTCTTCTTTAATTTTTTCTACTTTTGCTTCTAGCAATATTGCTTCTTGTATTCTTACTTCTAGCTCTTTGATGTCTAGTTTTCTTAGTTCAAATTTTGCTCTGAGTACCTCTTCTTGGCTCTTGGCTTCTTGCCTTATGGCTGTGAGTTTGGTTTGAGACTGC